ATCCTGGTAGTGATCTCCAACCCGATGGATACAATGACTTACCTGTCATTGAAGTCTCTGGGTCTGCCGAAAAACCGCATCATCGGTATGGGCGGTGCTCTGGATAGCTCCCGTTTCAAATATTTCTTGTCTCAGGCTTTAGGTTGCAATGCTAACGAAGTCGAAGGTATGGTAATCGGCGGTCACGGTGACACGACTATGATCCCGTTGGCTCGTCTGGCTACTTACAAAGGTATTCCCGTAAGTAAGTTGTTGAGCGCTGAAAAACTGCAGGAAGTTGTCGCTTCCACTATGGTCGGCGGTGCTACACTGACTAAGCTGTTAGGTACTTCCGCATGGTATGCACCGGGTGCAGCAGGAGCTTATGTTGTCGAGTCTATCATCCACAACCAGAAGAAGATGATTCCTTGTTCCGTTTACTTGGAAGGTGAATACGGAGAATCCGATCTTTGCATCGGCGTTCCTGTTATCCTGGGTAAGAACGGTATCGAAAAGATCGTTGAACTGGAATTGACAGCTGAAGAAAAAGAACTCTTCGCCAAGAGTGCAGCAGCCGTTCACAAAACAAACGAAGCGTTGAAAGAAGTCGGCACTCTTTAATAATCGGAAAAAAGGTTTGATAATATAGAAAAGAGGATAGTCCTTCGGGGTTATCCTCTTTTTGTCTATACACCTTCTCCATCTTATAGTTCATATTAAATGATATAAGTTCATTTTTTGGCAGATATGAATCATTTCAGCTTCACCCACCCTTTGACACCTTTTGATTATCATGTCATACAAGGGTGAAGGCAGACATCCGGACTACCTTCACCTCAAAAATTTGCCTTCACCCTGTCTCGTCCAGATTCGGGTTGGCCATGCCCCCATCTTCACATCCACCTATATATATTAAATGAAAAACAAGGATACTACAATATCAATTAATCAACAAATACACAGGTATTAACAGCTATTTCTACCACTCCTTACCTTTTCGCCCTTAGTCGAAAAGGTTTTTGACCTGTGTCGAAAGGGCTTTTGACCAAGGGCGAAAAGGTTTTCGACTAAAGGCAAAAGGTCTATGAGCAGGCTGTTTGACAATAGAAGCATGCCAATTGTCACTTAAATTAGCAGATTTAAACCATAACTTACTTCAATTCCCGAATCTTGATATTGCGGAACCAGATCGGATAACCATGATCCTGCAAGCCGATATACCCTTCATGGGAAATGCCTTCCTGGAAGCCTTGGAAATCTTTGAATTTGCTATTGGCAACCATATCATCCCATTCTTTGCTCCACAAAGTATACTGATATAATCCGCAAAACCAAAAATTCAAGTTTTAAAAACGAAAAATCAAAAAAAGAGGTGGATGTTACTATTACTGTAAGCAATAAGGATATCGTTTAAGTATCGTTTACATGATACTTAAACGATATTTTTTTAGTAATTACAAACGATCCATTCTTCTTGTTTTCTTCTGGAGGTTCGACTGGCTGAAATAGTTCGTTCAATACGATGGGTGGTCCAGTTGTATCGGGTTGTGTAATCTTGTAAATGATCATTAGGAAACATGGTCAACATGAACTTTCCTTTCAAGCTGGATATAATATCCAACAATTCAATGAACGCCTGTTCATTGAATAGCCCATTATAATGGGCACAATTAGTGTCAATATAAGGCGGATCGATAAAATGGAATGTTTCAGGACGGTCATATCGTTTAATGACGGATATTGCATCCTGGCATTCGATTGTAACATGTTCCAGACGGTTACAAAGCTCTTCTGTGAATGCGTCCTTGGCATTTCTCAACCGTTTAGGCATTCCTCCTTTCAGATCAAAACCGAATGTTCCATTGAGTTTGCTGGCAAACGATGTTTTTGTTAGAAACCAAAAAGCACAGGCACGTTCTGCTGGTTTGAACAAAGCTGGATTATTATATATGTATGTCGCATGGTCATGTTGGTATCGGCTATGTAGCATTTGGTCTATTTCCGTTTTCAGCTCAGGATAATAACATTTTGCCATCCAATAAAAGTTGATGATCTCCGCATTGATATCGTTTATTACTTCACATGGAGCCGGCTCTTTTGCAAACAGGACGGCCGCACCACCGCAAAAGGCTTCCGTATAGACGGAATGCTCCGGGATCAATGGTAAAATATGTTTCAACATTGTTTGTTTACCTCCGTAGTAAGTTATCGGTGTCTTCATTTCTTTAAATACTTATCGTTATACATTCAAGTCAAATTTTACATTTTCTTTAACTGAAAGAAGTAGTTCAGTCTTTTTCAAATTATTCGTATAAGGTATATACATTCCATCCCAATTTGCTATCATCTTAAACTTTTTCGATATATTTGTATTGCCAATCACATAAAAACGAAAGCGACGCATCGCGGTCAGAAGGTACATAGCCCCCGGTCGCGCGGTGCGTCGCTTTGTTTGTTAGTATGTGATTGGCGTCTTTACTAACGAGCCGGGGGCTTTTTCTTTTCCCCCTACATATTCTGTTTTACAGGCTGTTCATGTTCTCAAAATCCGAACTGATATATGGCGTGTCCAGTATCTTCACGTATGTGGGCATAGTGAACTCTGAAAACATACCGTTTCGATCAATAAATTCAACACGGCTTTTGAGATAGGCTAATTCTTCATCCGTCAATGAGATTTCAACCGTATCGGTGATAGAAGCCGCATCGGTAAATCCGATGTTGATTTGACCACTCCCCATATCCTTGATAACGATACGCTTCTGATCAACCTCCGAGATCGCTATCTTACTGTCTATCGATACTTTCAGTTCCATGTTTTTTCTCGTGTCAAACTGTGGCAACACGGTGTTGAGTATTAATACTCGATCTTTTAATGTTAGTTCCATATTGTATGTTTTTATGATTGTTTGCATTGTAATTAATAATGTCTATTGAATAGATACCATCCCTGGTTAAAATAAGCGAACGTTGCACAGTCACCCTTATTCATGTCAAGTGTCATGCTGTTGCCGTTATTGTCCAACAATGGTGTATCAGAGTTTTCTGGTTCTATTCTGATACCTTCGGAAGAGAACTTCGCCACGATCACATGCACAAAAATCACGGAATTGAAACCGACTTCGCTCCACGAATCTCCGTATTCCGGGTGGACTTCTCCCATTTTCTTTGTGATCGTCGACCGGGAAGGGAGATAGACGCTAAGATACGTACTGGTACTGAAGACGAACGTGTCCCGATAACCGATGTTCAGGACGATTGTATCACTCTTGTCCGACGAGGGTGCATAACGGGCAGTCGAGATCGATCCGTTGACCTTTAAACCTCCAATGCAGTATAACGCATAGTTGCGCCGTCCACCATGAACATCTATCACAGCCCCATAATTTATATCGTTGTGATTAGTTGTATACTCAAGGCGCATCAAAGCACTTGTTCCCCCAAGCGTAGACGGCAAGGTATTTAGACCAAGGCCGGCCCATTTACCGGAAGATGAAAATCCCAAAAACGCATTACTTCCTGATGAATAAAGGAAAAATTTAGAAGACGATTCACCGGAATAGCGGTTATCCGAGAATAGTCCTCCAGACTCCATCCTGAGTCCTCCGATGTAGGCATCCCCATTTTGATAAACTTTAAACGGGGCATTTGCAGGTGTTGCATTTCCAGCCCAGATTCGAACAGAGTTTCCGGCTGTTCCACCTCCGGAGAGTCCGGCAAGTTTTTCTCCATTTGAATTTGCAATATAGATACTTCCTCTACTTTCCACATTTCCGTTGCTTTCTACCCGGAATGTCGGATCAGTGGGTGGTTGTCCTTTCGCCCCGGCTGTTCCTCCCGACCAAATACGGATGGAACCGGAAGCAGCCATTCCACCTGTGCTTCCGAAAGCGATCGCACCGGTAGTTATGAGTCCGCCGTTGATCTCCGTTATCGTATTGTCATACTTTGAGGCAAGCACCCATTTAGAACCGCTATATCTATAGATATTCTCCCCATCCACCCATAAGTCATTTGTCCGCATCCCCGATGCTGGAGCCGTCGTTTGATAAAATACCCTTGCCTTGTTGTTTGCAGTCAATTGGGCGTTGTTAGCTGCATTTGACGCATTCTCTGCATCCGTCAGGGCATCATTTATCCCATCATACAACGGTTGAAGGTTAGGACGGTCGGAAATGTTATTATAACCGGATGTTCCGGATTTGAATACCATCTTCCCGCCAAACTCTCCGATCCCCAGGTTGAAATAGCACTTTCCATCTGTCGATACTATGCGATCCACCGTGATTCGGCCGGGCAATATCTCCGTGAAGCCGTAGCAGGTCACAAACGACCGTACACCGTCGGCTTGACTACCTAATAAACCGACCAGAAAGTAATAATCGCTGCCTTCGTCCATGTCGTGCGGTTCTTCGGACAAGATAAACTCGCCGGCCTCAGAAGACTTGCCACATTTGGCGTACAGGTAGAGCTTCCCGAAGTCGCCCAGCGGCGGACTGGTGTAGGCAGGTAGATCCCAGAACTTATATTCAGAAACGGCATGGCTGCCTTTTATTTCCGAGATGCCGATCGTCATGTGTTGAAGGATCGCTTTCGGGGCGGTGAACAGTTCGGTCGCATCGTCATAGACAAAGTCCGGATCGACTTTCCGGGGATTGGTCTTGCTGTCCACGAAGCGGAATTGCAGGTTTTCATGTCCGACCAAAAGGGACATGGTGCGCACCCAGACTGGATCGATCCCCTTGGTGTAATCTTTAAACGCCTTTTCCAACATCTCCTGTGCTTCAATCGCATCACGTAAACGACGCTTGGTGTAGTGCATCGCATCGCTGTGGCGGTCGTTATTGATCACCTCGTTGCTTTCGATCTTCGACAGATCCGAGGAGACAAAGCCACCGACCGGCACATTGCTTAGTTCCAGTCCGGGGCTGTAGGGCCTATTTATATAGTCCTTTACAGCCGTGATGCGGATACGCACTCCCTTGGGCTGAAACTGCGGGTCGTCAAACAGGATGTAACCACCTGGCACCAACCGTCCACCCACCTCCAGCCACTGCGATTTCGCCCAAATGCCGTCCAGCTCACCGGTAAAGGCAAAAGATTCCTCTTCCTTGTTGTACAGGCTTCGGGCTGCATCACGAAACATATCCCATGACGCACCCGTCTGTGTGGTATCGTTGCAGACGTATGCCTGCGGCAGCGAAATGTTGAAGACCGCGTATGTATCACCTACAGCCGGGCAGCGGTTCGGGTTCGGTATCGTGCCCCCTTCTTTCTCGACAGGCACCAACTTAAACCGTCGGGCTGCATGGTCGTAACCGGTCAAAGCGTCAGATGTCTGCTCGAGGTCAAATTCTTCTCCAGTCATCACACCCGACTGGAAGATAATCGTTGCAGTTTCGCCCGGTATTCGGCATTTGGAATAGTCTAAATCTTCCGGAATCGTGTTATCGATGATATCATAGAGATGCTTTTCGGCATCCACCACAACCACCTCGGACACCGTGCCCACCCGTGAGGGGTAGATGTGCGAACAGTCCAAGCTGTCCTCATTGTTATTGGCCAAAGCCCGGTCGGCTCGTGTAATGAACATGCCATCCTTGTCGGTTTTATAGCGTCTGCCTTCGTATTCCAATTCCTGGGATTTTGGCAGCAGCAGACAGGAAGCTCCATAGGCGGTGCGGTCGATGTTGCGCTCGCCACCCTGCACATAGAGGATGGAGGTGGGTGGTTTTTCGCCCTGCAGCTTACGGCCGACACCGGTTTTGAAGCCATTCCCACGGCCGTAGGAAAGAGGCAGAGGATCGTCCTTGAACTTCTCTACCTTGCCGAAATTGATAGTCTTGCTGACGATTTCGAATTCTGTTCCCCACTCATCCGCAAAGCGGTTAAGTGCATCCAAACAAAACTCATGGCTAAAGGCCAAGGTCTTTTCCGGTGCATCGATACAGGTCCCAATAGACCATCCTCCAACTCCCGATTGGTTCATATTATCAATCAAAAGCTCCAGAAAGAAGCGGGGTTTTCCGGTAAGTTGGAATTTCAGCTTTCGGGGGATGGCTGACAGGTGCTTGTATTTGATGGTACCCAACAGTTCCCAATAGCCGCCAAAGGTGGCACTGTAATCGAGATTGCGAGTGCCATGCTTTGTCAGATCCTCCGGTCTCCAGAGCGTATATCGCTGACCTTGATAGTCAACATAGCTGTAGACAGGTATTTCTACATGTTCTGTCAACGAGAACACAAGATTGACCTTGTCGCCCTGCCGGATGGCCCGATAGCGATAACTGGCATCATCGACTGGTATATCGAGAAGTATTTTCCCTGTCTTTTCAAAAATGATCATAGCTCATTTAATTAATTGCTTAACTTTGTTTCCGGAGACCGTCGGTCCCCTAATTTTCTTTTTTTTACAGCCTCCAATCTGTGATAGCCTGGAGGCTGTTTTATTATTCTTTCGCCACCGAACATTTTATATCTCCATTTGTTTTAAAAGAAAATACCCAACCTGGGGTTGGCGATTATCAATAATTTTTTCTGAATATACATTTGCTGTCTTTCTGCTGTGACAGCCCAAAGACAGTGTCACTAATTTATTAATACGGCCTTGCAGGCGGAGTGAAGTTTGATGTCCAACGGGCAATATTACTGATGCGAAACTCGTCAATCATACCGTTCAGATACAATCCATAATCTCGATATTTTCCGATCATTAAAGAACTATAGTACCCTGAAACCATCGTTGATGTGAAACCAGACGCATACACTCCATTTACATACACTTTCCAATATCGAGATTGTGACCTGACGATCGCAAGATGAACCCACTGATCCCGTGGCATCGTAAAATAGCATATTGCATCCCCTCGGGTTCCACCATACTGCAATCCAAAGAAAATGCGTCCGTCTGATTCCTCCATTATATCAAAGCTGTAACTTCCATAAGCAACGCCTTTTGACATTATACCGTTTTTCACACCACTTTTCAGTTTAATCCAAAAATCGACGGTATAGTTTGGATATAGGGACTCGTTTATGGCATTCGTTCCACTTATCTTTACATACCCGTTTCCTGAAAACGAAACGCAATTCTTGAATTTTCCCACTACATAGGACATATTACTACCAACATAAGGCTTGCCTGAGGCTTCATCTTTCAATGATCCATCAAAATGTAGCAACAGCAAAGTATTCCTGTCTACTTTCTTCCGTCCCATCATCGACCGTCTCATCTACGCCCTCCTTTCTCACGATAAGAGGTCGTAACTTCTTTATTTAGAGAGTATTTTACCCCCCCCCC